CCATAATTGTCATAAAGACTGCTTTATTGCGCTCATCCATATACAAAATGTAATTGCCACGTGCTGCCATCGTTTGAACCTTAGAAGACAGTTCAGGGGTGAACAGAATGGTTCCTGAATAGGTGCGAGCACCTGCTGAGATAAGCTGATCATCAGTATCATCGACAATGTGGATTTTCCCACCACCGCCAGCAGTTGCAATACCGAGCAAGTGCCATGATGATCTATCCACAAAATAAAAATCCTTCATAGCCATGCCTCCTGCCAAGATACTTCAGCCTTACACTGCTTTGCCCAGCTTGATGTGAGCAATTCGATGGTGTTATTGCCGGGCTGAATCTTGAAGCCGCCCCAATCATTGCCGATTGTTTGCAGTGTCCGATCTTCTGCACCATTGACAAGAACACGCCGATTAGCAACATCGATTTTAACAACATCCCCATCTTTGAAGCGGTTAGGAATATCATCCCAGTAATCAACGTTAATCCATTCAAAGTAGCTGTCTTGCCAGTTAATTGACCAACCACGTTGATCGGAGAATCCCGGGAACCATGCTGTCCAGCCATCAATTGGCACACTAGAGAATCCTGATACCGTCCGTGTCTCAATGCCACCATCGCCTAAATCAATGCGATCCAAACGGAAGGTTAACTGATCCCCCATTTTTGTGATAACAGCATTGTAGTTGCCGTCACGATAGTATTTGCGTGGCAGTAAGTCCCAAAATATCATCTGTGCTTGGCGGCCATCATAGACTGTGCCAGAGAAAACCCATTGGTCATTAGAGGCACTATCGTCAAACAGCGCAAGAGAAGCGACAATCTTGCCTTGATACGTTAAATTGAACTCGAAACGGCCTACTTCTTCAGCATTCGTCCCAACGTTGACACGATTGACAAACTGAAAATTAGCCGTGTTAGAGCCATTCGAATTTTTCGGAATGGTGCCGCTCATTGAAGGCCCATTCCAGTAATTGGATTGCGTTCTTTGTGTGGACGGGTAAGCAATACCATCTTTATAGCCAAACGGGCCCGACTGTACATTGGCATCATTGCCATGCTCATAGTAAGGGAAAGCCGTAACCCCCTTATTGAGTGTTACCCCTGTCGGTGTCTGATTGAAATCGAGATGATAAACGCGTTCAGACTTTTGTTTCACAAAACCATCCGTCTCATCGGGAGAGCCAAACTGTAGCACACTGCCCTGATCATTAATAGCAGTTAGTACGCCGTCATCACCGTTGATGGTAGCCGTGATAATCGGCTCAGATGGATACGTTCCGGAATTAGGCACCGTAATGGTGTTGGTATAGTATTCAGGATCCGCTGGGTTAGGCGACCATGGAGAAGCTGTGGTGCCTACTTCAACCTTAACCCAGACTTCGATGGTGGCATTCAGATTGTACATTTGAACACCAATCTGATTGTTTTTTCCAGTTAAATGATTCTTTGTAATTGTCTTCGGAACTGATGTATACACACCATTGCCAGTGACATTGATATGGTCAAGCAAAACAGCCCAGTTTCCTGTACTCCAGCCATCTTGAATAGCAATGAAGGGGCCATTACTATTATTGGAATCTATCTTGCCTTGATAATTGGTAACGATAACTTTAGCCGAAGTAGTAATGGTTTTACCTGACAAGTCTTCTGAAAGATTCATTAAAATAGCATCCACATCCATAGCGCTTTTGTTGGAGCCAATGGCGTGGGAAGCTATGGCAAAGTTCACTGGCACGTCCTTGTATGGCATGTTGTCAGCCGTCTGCGTGGCTACCGAGTGCGCAATGCCATCGGGTACAAACAAAGTAAATGAGGAAGTGATCGCGTTCCGGCCTTTAGGAACATCGTCAATATCAGAAAAAGTAGCAATCCAATATTTTGATGGGTCATCGTTGAAAGAAACCTTATGACTATCGCCATGAAGGATGCTATTGAGCTTATAAAATGCTTGCCGGAACGAAAGATTGTCCGCTGCTGCAAGCCTGTAGCCAATAACAATCTCACGAGAAGGGTTACGAGCATACTGGATGAACTCGCCATCTGACTTGCCAATCGTTTGTTTTTCGATTGACTGACTGAGTAGTTCTCGGCCACTGACTTGCAGCGTACTATAACCCGGAATCAAGTCTTCAATGTACTGGCCATCTATTAGCATTGCCTCTGCTGGGTGTTGATTACCATCAGAACCCGTGAAGGGCGTTGTTTCTCTAAAATCATACAAAATTAAAATAGCCCCTTTCGTCGATTGCTAATTCGTGTCATGCGACTGAGCTCTGTTTGCATTGGGTTTGCGGTTACACGAGCAACTTCTCGGCTGTCAACGTAAATAGGAACCTCAATCGTTTGTTTGCGGGTGTAGTTGACATCAAGATTTGAAGCCAAGGACGTCCCCTGAATGCCATTGTTGAGAGACTGTAATGATGCATTAAGTGAAGAGTCATCAATAGCTGGCATCGTGACAGCGGCACTATCAGCAATAGCTTGTGCCATGCTCGAAACGTTCTTTTGGACATTTAAAAACTTATCAGTAAGCCCTGCGTTTAAGCCGTTCATAATTGCGTTACCAGCAGGAATTAGCAACTTGGCATCGTAACTGATTGGGCCTTTATGCTTGCGAATCCAATCAGCAATTCCACCAACAAACTTCTTGATGCCTTCCCAGACTTTCTTAAGCCCCTTAAAGAAACTGTCCATGATTGCTTTACCAGCAGCCATTAAATCAATGTGTCTAAGCGCATCGAAGGCTCCTTTGATACCGCTAACCACACCATTTACCATGCCAGTAAAACCAGACCATACAGCCTTAGCACCATTAAAAATACTAGTAGCAGCTCCAATCACAATAGACTTTATGTTGCTCCAAGCTGATGAAAAAAATGATGTAATGCTGTTCCACAATCCGGAAAAGAATCCGGGAAGTGCGTTCCAAATTCCCTCGGCTGTGCTGACTGTTCCGCTCCATAGTCCCGATAAGAATGAAACAACACTGTTCCATACGCCCTCAGTGGTAGACACAATACCACTCCATAATCCGCTGAAAAATGACGAAAGCGCACTCCAAATAGCGGAAGCGGCAGATACTGCACCATTCCAAATCCCCTCTAAAGTTGAAACCAAAGTATTCCAAACAGTCATTGCATAAGTTTGAATAAGGCTCCAAATACCGGAGAAATACGTAACAAGACCATTCCAGATCTGTCCAGCGGCAGAAACAATGCTATTCCAGATCAGCTGGAGATCAGCGCCTAGCTGTGTCCAATTTGCAGTAAGCAAATCAATGACAATAAGAATGGGACCCATAATAACTGCTTTAAGCATGTTCCAAACACCGGTAGCAACTTGGACAATCCCATTCCAAATTGTCGTCAGGGAACCGCCAAATGTTGACCATACAGCAGTGGCTACTGCAACTATTCCATTCCACAGAGTCGTGAAGAATGTGGATAGCGCGTTCCAAACTGCCGTTGCTGCAGTAACAGCACCTTGCCAGATAGCTGAGAGAGTGGTTGTGAATGCTGTCCAAGCAGCTGATGCCGTTGTCGTAATCCCAGTCCATAGATTGCTGAAGAAACCTGTAATGCCGCTCCAAGCTGTCTGAATGCCGCTAATTGCAGATGTAAACGCACCCGATATAGCATTCCAAACAGTTTGTGCAGCTCCTACAAGTCCTTGCCAAGCTCCTTGTAACCACGATACAAATCCCGACCATAGTTTTTGGCCGGTCTTGGTTTGGGTGAAAAAGTACACCAGACCAGCAACCACTGCTGCAATCCCAGAAATCAAAAGTACCCACGGATTCATGCCTAAGATCAATCCAAACGCTTTCCATACACCACCAGCCGTTTTTACGATAGTCCCGAAGTTAGTGATAACTGATATAACACCTTTAATAGGGCCGATCATTTTAGAAAAAACACCGAGAACGCTTGAAAATCCGCCGATGGCTAATCCGATTACTTTGAAGGCCCCGACAGCTCCAAGGATCGCCGCAGCAAATGATTTAACGATGTCGTTAGCAAATGCTGCTTTAACAATAGCTGCAATTGGCTTCAAAACAGCGACAACCCCAGTCAAAGCAATTTTTATTCCGTTAAAGATTTCTTCCCATGGAAGATTGGAAAGAAAATCGCCGACAGCAGTTAGTGCCTCCATAGCGGCAATACCAAAATCAGTGATGATTTCTTTGGACACTTCAAAATACTTCGAAATGTCGTTTCCACTGAACACTTTTCCGAATGCACTTCCAACGCTTTTGACAACGCTAACTAAGTTCACGAAGGCGATATTTGCGATGCTACCAACTAGAGACCAAACGGTTTGAAGATACCCTCCAAATTCTTTAAAGACTGATATAATTCCAGCCATGGAACCGCCGTTACCCAGATTGCTTAGTTGTGTCTTGATGTTCAAAATCAATGCCGAAAACGGAGAAAAAAAGTTGCCGATTGATGCTATAACAGAATCAAAATTAATGGTGCCAATTTTATCAATAATTCCGCTAATAGCTCCGACAGCGACTTTAGACATTGCTTGCCAAGCAGGCTGGAGCTTGTTTGCCAGTGTTTCCTGAAGGCCGTCCATTGCCTCGCCGACTGTCTTGTAACTCGTGGCCATCTTCTGGAAAGCCTTGCTGTTGCCTGCCTTTTCGATACCATCGAAGAACTGCTGTGTGCTTACTTTGCCGTTTTGAACATTCTGAACCAGTTCTTTGGTGCTCATGCCCATTGCTTTAGCAACGGCTGCCATGCCTGCTGGAGTCTGTTCAAGCATTAGACGAAAATCAGCCCACTGCACCATT